GCCTGGTGCGCCTTGGCTGTAGGACTTGGTGATGGTGATGAGGTCACCAATCTCCACGCTGGCGACTGCTTGTCCGGCTGCGGCCGTGAGACCGTTGAGAACGACTCCCATCTCGTTGAATCGGAACACCGGGTTCTTGTACTTGTCCAATAGGTTCGACGCCAGCGTGTCACCCGCAGCCTGCGTATTCAACGGCACGTCGTTGAGGCTCAACGTCTGCACACCGAACTCACCGGTTGACGTGGTGTCGACTGCGGTGGAGACGGCGAAACCTTGCACACCGACCTGGACACGGTTGTAGAGGGTTTCGGCACCGTAGCCGACGGAGAGCTGCTGGTACTTGTAGGCGGTGCCGCCCGTTGCGTCGCTGAACGACATCGTTGCGGTGCCGAACGTGAAGTCGATGCGCGGCTGGAATGTGGCGGTGCCGCCACGACTGATGAAGAACCGGCCATCCTCGGCATACACCACGTTCTCGATCGCTGCTTTGACGTTGTCGTTGGAGTCATAGGCGACGGTGCCGAGGGTCGCAACACCGGTGGCGATGTTGCGTGTCGCGGTGGAGTAGGCGACTTCTGGTCGGTTGAGGATGGTGGTGATGCGGGCGGAGGTGAGTTCGCTGGATGGGTTGAAGCCGATGAGGTTGGTGCGGCCGAGTTGGGCGAGGTCGTCGACGCAGGAGACGACGGCTCGTGAGATGTTTGGTTGTTCGTAGTCGATGTCGAGGTCTCGGACTCGTCCGACGAACAGTGGTTCTTGTCCGGCGGTGCCACCGTAGATTTGCACGTATCGCATCGGGGCGATGCCGTAGGTGTCTTGGTTGTATGGGGATGCGGTGTTCGCGGGGTCGAATGCCCGGTTGGCTGCCTGGTCGTCGAGGACGATGGTGGCGACACCGATCGGCATGGATGCCAACTGGTCTGGTCGGCCGCGGCGGATACTTACCGATTGCACGTATTCGGTGACGTCGGCGAAATCGGTTGAGCCGTCGAGGACGTCGGTGCCGTCGAGTGTGGAGGAGTCGAGTTGGAATGCGTCTTGAATCAGCCCGGTATCCAACAGGACTTTGTAGGTCTGTCCCCAGATTGCGGTCTTGGCCATCGTTTAGACCGTCGTGTAGAAACGCTGGTCGCCGCCACCGAGACTGTACGCACGCAGATACTCGGCAATCTCCTGACCGACCTGCTGCGGATTCACCACACTTGAGTTCACATTCACATTGACCGTCGCATTGGAACGAGTTGCCCCAGCAGCAGCCGCAGCCTCCGGTGAAGGTGGCAGCAACGGTGCCAACCCAGGCTGACCCTGATTTGCGGCAACCCTCGGGAAGTTCAGAACGGCAGTTGCCAACTCATCCAATGCCTTGCGATAGTCGTTGATTGCGTCAGTCTCATTGGCGAGCGCATCGGTGTACGCCTCGGACGCCGCAAGCTGGGCACGTTGTGCTTCCTCAACTGCAACTTGTAACGGCAACAGTTCCTTGTCGCCATCGACCAGCCCGGTCGTGGCGATACGCAGTTCCCGTCGGGCCAGCATGAGACGATTCGCCGTGTCAATCTGATTATCTTCTTGGTCGGCGACAGCGAACTTCGCTTCAGCCAACGCGATTTCAGCCTTGCGAATCTCATCCGCCGAAGACTCGGGGTCCTTGCGAACTTCGGCAAGTTTCTTCTCGGCGTCACGAACAGCGATCACCGCTTCTTCCTGGCTGAACTTCGAGCGCGCCAACTGTCGTTCGGCTGCCGCCACGGCACGCTGAGCATCCGCAATCTGTGCCGGAGACCCAGCCTGCTGAGCCTTCTGCAACTCTGCCTGAGCCTGGGCGAGAGCCGTGTCGGCATCAGCCAACCCGAGACGCGCATCACGAACCTGTCGTTGCGACTGCACGAAACTCTTTGACGCAGACTGAGCGGCCTGCAACACCTTGGCGTACTCCTGTGCTGGCTTCACCGCTTCCTTCAATGCACCACCAGCACCCTTTGTTGCGTCGTTGAACTTGCCTGTCGTGAATGTCGTGACACCATAGGAACGAGCAAGACCTTCGAGACGGTTGTTCTGCGTGTTCAGCAGGTTGACGGTTGAAGACAGGGCAGAGTTCAAGATCAGCGTCTTGTCGGTGAGGAAGATGACGCGCTGACCGGCGACGCTGGAAACACCATTGAAGTTGTTGAACGCCAACGCGGTCTGCGACTGCATGTTGTTGAACTTGTTCTGGGCATCCGATGCTTCACCCATCCTGATTCGCAGCAACACCAGCAACCCAACCAACACGGTGACGGCGGCGATGACGGCACCGACACCCGTGGCGGACATCGCCACACCGAACTGCTGCGTCGCTATTTTCGCGATTGCTGAGGAGATTGCGTAAAGTTTCATCGCCGTTGACAACGCAATCATCACCCCGGTGAACGTCAACACTGCGGCAGCGACTGCCGCAATCAGCCCCGCATTGCGTTGGGCGAACTCGGCGAATGACTGCAACGGGCCGAGAGCCGCCTGCAACACCGGGATGAACGCCGCACCCACCGACTCCTTCGTTTCGTCGATCGTGTTGCGGAGAATCTGCATCTGACCGGCAGTCGTCTGACCGGCAGCCTGAGCCGCACCGCCGAACGTCTGAGTCAACTCGGAGAAGATTTGGTCAAGCGACTGGCCCTCTTTGATGTTGTCCGCCAACGCTGGGGACAATGCCTTCAACGACTTGAAGTTGTCGTTGTTCGCACGCGCCAACGCTGACGAAACCTCCAGGAGCGGCACTCCTGTTTGCGTGGAGATGTCCATCGCCAGTTGCATCTGGCGTTGAGCATCGGCAACATCAAGCCCGCTTCGCACCAACTGCTCGAGGGCTGGACGCATCTCGGAATCCGTGAACGTCGTGGTCTTCATCTGGGCCGCGATGAAGTTCTCCGTTTCGGCAACCATCTCCGCGGTTGCCCCGGCGACCGTGCTCAGCGTCTTGGCAAGTTTCGCTTGCTCAGCCTGATCCGCAATCGCCGCGTTCGTGGCACTGCCGATGAGAGCTGCCGTACCGGCGAATGCGGCAGTTGAAGCCAGGGCAATCTTGTTGAACGAAGAAGACAGTTTTAGGGCTTCTTTGTCGGCCTCACCCAAACTGTCCTTGGCTTTGTCCTGAATCTGCTGGAACGCCTTGAATAGTTCCTTGGGGTCAGCAAGCAGCTTGACGAGGAACGAGCGTTCGACGGCCATGACCGCCGATTCTACTCAGTGTGCGAGAGCTGCTTTCTCAGGTCGGCGAACTCGGCACGCAACTTCACCGCAACTTGCTCGCTCGTCATACCAGAGAATCGTGACAAGTCCTGCGGCTCATTCCACCACGCCTCATCCCAATAACGGTGACGAACCGAAGATTGCGCCGCACGCGGTGACGGATAGAACTTGCGTGGCTGAAACAGCGACACGTCACCCGGGTCGAGGAACGCACCATGCTGACGCTTGAACCCTGGCTTGATACCGGGGCGATGCTGCGGACGGTAGAAGATGCGCGCCGGGTCCTTGGTCTGCGGGTCGCCGACGACGTTGATCTGCTCGAGTAGACGAACCCACACTTCGCTCCACAGATGTCCTGGCACAGGCTTGGCCAGAGGCAACACCAAGTGCCAGTGCTCGTTGCCAGGCTGATGCGACCAGGTGGTGTAGGCGAGATACTCGAGCCCATCCAACTTGGCGTAGTCGAATGATTCGCCGTCCATGTCAACGACGAGACAGGTCACGTTCTTGACGTTGCGGTTCCCTCTGGTTGACAGGTGGTAGTACTCGACCGGTGACCACAGGTCACGGTTCGTCTTGTCGGTGTTCTCTTCGCTGATTGTCAACAACGATTCAAGGCCGAGCCACGAGATGGCGAACGGCTTCGGCTGAATGGTCTTGACGTTGTCAAACTTGACTGCCTTGATGTCAGTAGGCATGGCGGGCCTCCTAGGTTCACCCTACCGTCACTTGGCTCCTGCGGCAAGCCTCTTGAATACCCGGTCGATTGCATCGGAATACTCCTGGGCGATGAAGGATTTGTTGTCCCTGACGGCTTGCCAGAAGAAGTAGCCCTGACGGCCACGATGCCGGAGGAACTGTTTCGTCGTGTTGCGACGTTGACCACCGAACTCGGCACCGAAGAACACATCGCCCATCGTGACCTTGGTCTTGCGTTTGCGGTTGGGTCGAGAGGCGGATACGAATCCGCGTTTGTGATCGAGCTTGATGGTGGGGATGCGGTCACGCCTGGCACGTAACCCGTTGACCACAGCCTGGGCTTGCGATTGACCAGACGAGCCGGGCCGTTGAGCACCGTGCTTGGGTTGACCAGAAGCGTTCGCCTTAGCCCTATCAACTACGTGTTGTGCAACTTGTTCTGCTGCGATTCGCATCTCTTTGTTGAAGTCGGGCAGGGCTTGGCTGGCTTCCCGCAGGAAGTCCATCAATCCTGGTGCAGCGAATCCGACGTCACCTGCACGACCGATTGCAATCCTGTTGTCGGGCATGTCACCGAGTGTACGGTGTCGGGTTCGTCTTGACCGCTTTCCAACGAAGGTAGGCGAACATTGTCCACAACATTCTTGGTGATTCTGTCAGCAACACTGCCGGTGTGATACCGGTTTCACACGCCAAGAAGGCGATCATCCAGTGGGCTGACTGCTCTCCAAAGGGACAATCCGGTCCTCACCTTCAGCAGTGATTTGCTCGACCGTGTCGAGCCATGCATCGAAGTCGAGTGCGGTGACCTTGTTGCGTTTCTCGCAATGCCATGCCAGCCAGGCGAGGTCGCGCACTTTCATCTCTGCTTCGACCTTGGCCATGGAGACGTTGTGCATCTCTTCGTATTTGACGAAGTCGGCGAATGCTACGACTGCGAGTCGTTTCTTGCCGTCGGTGCCGTGTACGGTCAACCCGAGTTTCATTGTCTACCTCCGCAGGTTAGGTGGATTGGAACTAGGCGAGAGCCTTTGTGATTGCGCCCGAGATTGGGAACGTTACGTCGGCCGTGTTGAGCTCACCAACGGCTCCATTTACCGGCGACCATTCCGTGACGAGCACGCTGAAGGTGTAACTCGGGTTTGTGGTTCCGACGGCGGTGCCGTTGGGCTTGACGACGCAGGTGACTGCGGTCGAGCCGACGAGCGGGAAGAACAATCCGTCAATGGCGTTGTAGTCGTTGTGGATGCTGAACGTCACCGAGTTGTCGATCAGACCAGAGACCCGAGTGATTGCGGTTGAACCGAACGCGGTGGTGGCAACTTCGGCAGCCGACGTGCTCAGTGTTACCGAGGCGACGTTCGAGCTGATGTCCGTGCCGTTGAATGTGATGTTGGCGTTGGTCAGAACCAGCTTTGCCATGATTAGTTGTCTCCTGCCTTATCGGCCTTCGAGGGTTTCTTGGATTCTTCGACTGGCGTGAGGATGCCTGCCGCAATCAACAACTCTACATTGTCGATTCCGCTTCCGTCCACATGCCCGCCTGGCTGAACGCCACTGACAGGGAAAGGACCGGACACCAGGTACTTCGCCATGCTCTAAGCGTACACCGTGACCTTGAAATCGACCGCCAAATACAGCGTGTCGTTCGCGTCAATGTTCGTGAGGTTCTCTGCACCGGTCACGATCAGCGTGTCGCAGACACCGCCGAGAGTCGGGTCAGCTTCGATGGCGGCACGCAACGACTGCGTCCCACTCCACGACATGTATTGATCCAACGCATCCTGGGCGGTGCGCTCCGATGCACGATTCACGATGAGCGTGACGGTGAAGTTCATGACCACACCACCGCTGGCCATGCCGGTCTGGTGGTAGGTGATGTTGTCGAGCGTCGGCCATGCGAACGGCGGGTTCACCTGGTCGGGCTGGTAGTCGAATGCCCGCAAACCGGACACGCTTTGGATGGCGGTCTTGAGTCCGTCTTTGACTTGACTGATTGTGGCTGGCATCAGGCGAACATCCGCATGCGACGGTACGGCTCAACCAACTGAGCCATGTCAGGGTCGAGGAACCGTGAGACGCGGATGGCACCGAGGTCGCCGAACCCGGCGACACCGAGCGGCGAATCGTAACGCTTGAAGATGCGCGACGACTGGATGATGCACGCCTGCATGATCGGGTCTGGCACGGCCGCCCAACCCCACTTCGCCGTCACCTGCACGAGAGCCTGCTCACCGTAGTTTGCGTTCACCGTCGGGAACAGGTAGTCGCCGACTGCACGAATCTTGTCATACGACCAGGTCAATCCGTCAAGCACACCATTCAACGGTTCCAACTGATAGTCGGTTGATGCCCATGTGGTGTCGAACGTGCCGTCGGCAAACGATGACGTCATCAGCACGAACCCGGTCGTCGTGTAGAAATCGTCGACGTCGGTCCAGTATTCGTTGTTCGCCTGGAACACTCGAGGTGTCGCCGACGACGCGGCCCAGAACTGTCGGTTGCAATAGCCGTCAATCAGACGTGATGCGGCACCGATGCAGTTGTCAATCAGCACATCGTCCACGGTGTCGGCGGTGCCGATTCGTAGAGCTGCCTTGACCTCGTTGCGAGTCGCGTATCCGTTGGTGATCGCCATGTCGGGTCAATCCTACTCGTCGTTCAACCCAGCGATTCCAGCAACGCATGCACCTCACCGATGAAGATGCCGCGCTGTCTCGCAATCTGCCGACGGTACGGAGCCTGCCAATCAGATGCATCAGGCCAATCGTCACGCACCGACTCGAACTTGCGGTTCGCCTCAGCCAACGACTCAAACTTGAACTCGTCGTCAATCGGCATGTCCTCAGACAACCGGGCTGAACCATTCAACACCGACAACACCACACACCCAGCCAACGCCGCCTCACAAGGCGGACGGTCACGCCCAGGATGCCGACCGAAATCCATGTAGAACGCAGACGACCGCAACACGTTCGCCACCCCGAGACTGTCCAACCCGCGCAACTCAACAAACTCAACATCAGGATTCGACGCCATGAACGGGCGCATCAACCCGGCATCCTTCGCCGGATTCACCACCACCCGATCACCACGAACCTGCTCACAATCCGCAACCTCCACCCAATCCGTCAACATCATGCACTTGCCCGACATCTTCCAGCGGACATGACGCCAGGCGTACTCCGACTGGCAAAGATGCAGACCGATACCGGACACATCCGTCTGCCCGTGCGAACCGAAGTTGTCAACACTCAACCACCACAACGCGGAACGATTCCTCGGGAACCATTGCGACAACTCGGGCCAAATCTCAGGCAACACAATCAACGCATCCGACGGCACCCGATTCATCTCGATCACCGGACAGTTGTAATGCCGATACGGTTCAGGCGTCACCGAATGAGGCTGATACAGAATCGCAGCCGACCCAGGCTGAAGCTCGTTCGCCACCGACACCAACTGGTGCATCGCATGCGGACCACCGGTGACCGCCCCAGCCGGGGCGACCACAACCAACTTCAATCCCACGACTGCTCAATCCGCCTGGACAACTCCCAATCCAGCAGCTCCTCCCAAGGCCGATGCAACCGCTCATTGAACCTCGCAAGATTCGCCTGAAACGTGAAAGAGTTCCGCTGCTGAAACTGCTCACTCGATGCGAGCGTGCTCGAGTTCCGATGGTTGATAGCGGCCGTCGACTGCACGATCTCCACCCCGGCACGCATCGCCCGAACCTCATAGTCGTTGTCCTCGAAATACGCCGGGTGGAATCCCTCATGGAACAGACCGATGCGCTCCACGACCTTGCTACCAATCCAGACGCACGACCAGTTCGGTTTCCCGCCGAGCACCATGTTGTCCAGTCGGCACCGCTCAAAGAAATCCGCAACCCCGTTCTCACCGAACTGCACGTCATGATTCACGATCATCCACCCGCTCGAGAATGGCGTCGCCTTGATACCGAGATTCCATGACGCAGCCACACCAAGGTTGCTGGGCATCCGCCACACGAACGTCTCCTGGGCTTTCGGCGTCTTCGGCTCCCACTCCGTGTTGCCGTTATCGACGCAAATCAGTTTCCCGATACGACCCTCAAACGAGAGCAGCATCGCATCAACCCGCCAATGCTCGGTGAACACCGGCACGATTACGATTGGGACGACCGGCACCATTCCGCAATCTCCTTCATCGCTGGCTTCCAATACTGCTGATACACCGCATCGGCCTCATACTGTTTGGCGAACTGCACCGCCTTCTGCGACGTACCACGAGGAGCGTTGTACGACTCTTCTAGGGCGTTCAGAATCGAAGCCACGTTCGGAGTGAAGAAGAACGCACCCTGCAACGGGTCCCACCACGGCTGGCCCTCGACCACCCACCCGTCACCGACGAGCTCCGGCTGGGCCGTGAAGTTGGAGACAATGACCCGCGTACCGCACGCCTGAGCCTCTATGACGGGGATTCCGAAACCTTCACCCATGCTGGCAGCCAACAGCACGTCTGCGTCGCTGTAAAGGGCTGCCATCGCGTTATGCGGCAAACCTAGACGGTAGAGGTACGGGTCCACCCACTTGATGCGGTCGGCGGGAATCCCGACCGCCTGGGCAAGTTTGATGAGGTCAATCCCACCCATTGACTGCGTCGCCTCCGAATGCATGTAAAGAACCGCATCCGGGTGTTTCGCCGCAAACATGCTGAACGCCATGAAGTTCTCGGCGAACGCCTTACGGCTCGGCACCACACCCTTGTTCGCGGCCGTCATCATCACCACGAACTGGTCATCCTCAAACCCCATAATCTTGCGACCCGTCAACACCTGATTCGCATTGTCACGAATCTGGGCAGTCGGCTTGAACACTGACTCGATTGCGTGCGGCACATAAAGATTTCGCACACCAGCCTTGTCGAGCTCCGACTTACCGAACTTCGACATTGACACGGGCATCACGTTCGTGCGTCGACACCATTTCAACACATCCGGTGGACACGGCGCATGATCGACAGGAACCCACGACGCAATGTTCGGAACCTTGTCAAGGTTCGGTGCCTGCAACACCCACACGTCAAACAACGTGAACAGAAGTTTCGGCAGATCGGTGGACTGAGTCCACTCCATCCAGTGTGCGACGAGCACATCGTCGCTGTACGGGTTCAATCCCCGCGGGTAGATTTTGATTCCGTTCCACGTCGACGTGGAACCTTCGAGTCCGTACATCGCGTGGATTGCGATTTCGTGCCCTTCTTTGATGAGCCTTTGGACCGCTTGCTGGGTTTGCTGGCCGTAGCCCGTTCCCGCCCACGGGGCGTTGGAGTACCAGAGTGCCCTGACCGCGTCCGCGGTTCTACGACTGACTCCTCCCACAAGTGAGCCACGCCCCGCTGCAAGAGCAGGGTCGCCTCCAGTTCCGGCAACTCCACCGGCACGCCCTTGATTACTACTCGCATTCACGCAGACCTCCTTCGCAGGTCGCAAAGAACACTAGCCGATAAAAGTAGAAGCGGCTCGGGACCACCCTGCGTGTTGGGTCCCGAACCGCTTCACTTTTCAGCGTCCCTATGAAGGGACTTCAGTCAGCAACTATCAGCTGTTGTTGATGAAGTACTTCACGTGGCTCGTCTGCGGCAGGTTGCCGTCCACGCGCATCGTGGCGCGGAAGGTGACGAGGTCCGCATTGAATGCGTAGTCGTCGCTGCGATCGAGACGCAGGCCACCGGCCTGACGCACGTAGTAGCTGGGGAGGTGGCCGAAGATGACCGACTTGGCGGCAGATGCCTGCGACGCCATGCCTGGGTTCTCGTACACCGGGAAGTTCAACAACTGGTCGTTGCCATCTGCCAGCGCGGGGCTGAAGATGTAGTAACCAGCGGTGTCCTTCAACTTGCGGACTGCACCGAGCGAAGCGGTGTTCATCATCCAGCCGACGCCAGGCAGACGACGCGCTGCGCCGTCCAGGCTGTAGGCCAGGTCGATGAGGTTGTCCGCGGTGAACAGACCGCCAGCGGTCGTGCCGAGCACACCCGAGCCAGCGGCGGCGACGATGCCCTTGGGCTTGTTCGTGCCGTTGCCGGTGGTGAGGTCTGCGTTGACGGCATAGCCGATGGCGTTGCCGGTCTGGGTGGCGAGGAAGCCGAGGATGTCGACTCCAGCGTCTTCGATCAACTCACGTGAGAGTTGCACCAGGAACGAGTACTTGTACGCGCCCAAGGTGATGAAGCTGTTGAAGCCGGGGTCGGACTCGCTGATCGCGGTGCCTTCACCGGTGATTGACGCCGTCGACCAGGAAGCCTGTGACGGAATCTGGAGGTTCTCTCCACCGGCCGTGCGGAGCACGGTTGCGACGTCGAGCATCGGGCCGACGAGACGAGCCTGGGCGATGACCTGGTCGTAGAACGAGGTCGGCACCGGAGCACCAGTCGAGGTCTTGACGACGTCGCGGGTCTCGAAGGTGAACGAACGGACTTCGCCGCGAGCCATCGAACGCAGCACGTCAGCATCGCTGGCGGCAGCCTTCTGGGTCGGACGAACCTGGCCGGCGATCTCGCGGGTTGCCGCTTCGATCTTGGCCTCGCGCTCGGCATCAGCCTTCAAGGCTTCGATGCGAGCTGCACGGTCGTTGAGTTCGGCGTTCATCTTCTGGTATGACGCCTCTTCCTCTGCGGTGAGGTCACGCTTCTCAGCGGCCGCATTGTCGAGAAGAGCCTTGGCTGCTTCCCATGCGCGCTGACGTGCCTCGACCTGTTGGTCGATGTACTGCTTCATGGTTTTTCCCTCCGGGGAAAGTGATTGTTGGGGTCGCAAGGATTTGTATTCCACCTGGCGAGGCTCCTCAACCAGCACCTTCCTGCGGCTCCGCAGTGAAGACTCTTTGACGAAGTCTAGACGAGCTTGGCTTGCAGTTCAAGTTGCTTCGCAAGCAGCGAAGCAGGAACCTGCTCGGGCTTCTTGGTCAACTTGCGCACGACATCCATGAGCAACGCCGACTGCTCATCGCTCAACTCCGACCCGGCTTCGAGCACGGTGATCGCGTCGGCAAGTTTGTCGGCATCGTTGGCCGTGCGTTCAGCCAACATGTCGAGGCTGCGTACCGAGGCGGTGGTCGCCTGGTATGCGGGGAACCCGGTCACAACCGACACTTCATAGAGGCGCACTTCTTTGAGTTCACGCACCGAACCATCCTCCGACCACGAGTCACCTTTCGGTGGTACGGAGAATCCGAACGACATTGAATCCACGTCACCGCGTTTGATGAGTGTTGACAGGTCGCGGCCAATCGTGGTGTCCGGTAGATCGGCTTCGACTTTCAGACCGCGTTCGTCTTCCATGAGACGCAACGTCTTTGCGCGACTCGTCGCAAGAAGCATCGACGAATCGTGGTTGAGATACATGCGAATGTTGTTGCGCGACTTCAACGATTTACGGAATGCACCTGGTGCGATTCGCTCGATGAACGGCAACGGTTCAGAATCGGAGTTGAACACGGCCGCATAGCCGCTGAACGACATGCCGTCACCTGCGGGACCTTGACGAACCTCGAAGTCATTGACTGTTAGACGACGGGTCTCAATCTTCTCGGTCATGGCTGACAATGCTAGTCCTTTGCGGAGATTACTTGTCCACGAACAACTTTGACAAACGGGCGAGTGTGACCAGGTAGCCGAGGCGGCCTTCCTCTTGGCGCACACGTTCGGCTTGACGCTCAAACCATTTCATCGCCGGTGAAGGGTCGAGCGGGTCGATACCCCACAGGTAGAACGCGACCGCACCGTTGCCGGGGAACCCGTCGTTGTCGGCGTCGCTGTTCTGCGGGGCATCAAGGTCTACCAGGTGTCTTGCTCCCCAAGCGTTTGCACGAATGACTTTGTCCTCCGTGATTCTTCCCGCAGCCATGTCGCGGGCTTCACGAATAGTTCTCGCCACAAGACCGTCACCACCGAGACCTTTGCCGTAGTGGTCCAAGCCTTTGCGTGCGGCTTCCCGGATGTACACCGGCACGTCGAATGAGAGCTGCCGATCCATGATGTTGTTGTATCCCGAGTATTGAGGGTCTTCATCGTTGACGTTTCCAGTCTGAACGGTTTGTCCAGGGTTGTCGTTCGGTAGCCCGTTGACGGGTTCCCATGCGTTGCAGTAGTAGGCGGATGAGACCATCGCATCCCATCGTTCGCAGTAGAAGTTCTCGAAGTGTTTGCAGTTTCCGCAGTTGCGATTTGCTGGCACATCTGGGTTCGCGGCAGGGCGATAGTTCTGTGGGAGTTCTCGTAACTCAGGCATCTCGTCGGTTATGTCGGCCGGGTCGAGTACGGGGATTCCGAGTTCACGGAACGCGGACAGGTTGTCCGGGTCGTTGTCGATTGCCAACCGCACTGGTGATTCATCAAGAATCTCTTGTGCTTTTTCTTTCTTGTATTCAGGTGTCGACATCGAATCGTCTTCCTTGAACTCGATGTCGTCGTAGCGAACACCGGCTGCCTCCAACTCAGAGACGGTGCGGTGTTCCTCGTCTTCCATTCGGGCGGTCACGACGTAGATGTAGAAGTTTTCGTAGAGTTTGTTGACGTAGTCGATCACTCGCTGGATTGGGCGAGAACCGTTGAGCAGTGTTCCGTCAATGTCAACGATGACGGTTTCGTCTGCATCCTGGCTTCGTTCTCCACCTGGCTGCATGTCTTCGGCGATGCTGATTGCGACCATCTGGTCGATGGCCGCTTGTTTGCTGGTATGGCATCCCATGACTTCTCCGTCTTCTTTTTCGACTGCCCAGCCTGAGCAGTCGGGGTTGGAGTCGGAGATAAAGTACGGCATCAGGGAGTGATGAACAGGTAGGAGACGCTGTGGCCGGTCTTGCTCGATACTGCGTAGAGGGATTGTGATGGTGGAACGACGAAGTCTTCGCTTGTTGATTTCGCCAGGGCGTGGCCATTGTTGACGGTCACGGTTGCTCCACCAATGAACACCGTGTCGGTGTTGTCCAAGTTTGAGATGTGTAGTGAACCTGGCATCGAGTACGACGTGTTGAGTTGGGTGGCGACGGTTCCTACCGCGACACTTCCAGCAGTGATTGGCATGTGCTACCTCAGAGCATCAACAATACTTGCAAGTCGTCATCCTCGGCGACGAACGTGACCGCACCTTCAGCGGTGGCAACAACACTCGCCACGATCGGTGTGCAGTATGCGAGCACCGTGTTCGGATTGACGATGACTTCTGGTACGACCTCAACTGGTTGCTCGACTGGTTTCGGTTTCGGTTTGCGTTGACGGTACGGTCCGCCACCGGTCTGCGTCGGTGTCGGTGTCGGCTGCGGTGTGACCGTGCCGGTGGCCGTGGCGTCGAGTCCGCCGAGCGGGGCGTCGCCGACCGCATCTGCTGAGACTGCCCCATCGGCTGATGCCACCAGATCGCCCAGGAGGCCCGCTGCGGTGGCGACCACGGTGATGACACCAGTTGCCGCCGATGTCGCTTCTCCGAGCCCCGCAGAAGCCTCTGCGACCTTGCTGACGACACCCTGGCTGGCGGCATCAAGACTGCCGAGATTGGCGGAGGCTGAAGCCGATGCAGTTACCTGACCGTCGGCAGAGGCAGCCAACGCACCGAGACTTGATGATGCTTCGGCAACCTTGGTGACGGTCGCATCGCTGCTCGACGCCAATGCACCGAGCGGTGCATCCAATGTTGCGTTGTGGCTGATCGTGGCTGATGTCGTTGCGGCCAGTGCGCCGAGCGGCGCATCTGCGGTTCCGGTGACGATTGGGGTGACGGTGCCTGTTGCGGTGGCGGTAGCTGCACCGAGTGGAGCTGTCGCGGTTGCGGGTGTAGTGAAGTTTGTTCCGTCGAGGACACCGTTGCCGTCAAGCGTGGAGGTGTCAAGAACGAACGCTGGTGATGGTCCGCCGAGTCCGACGTTGGCGTCGTCGAGTTGCGACTGGTCGAGGTAGAACCGTGCGACCATGTCGGCCGCTTACGATGCGATGGTTAGTGAAACCGTGAGCGCACCGGACGAGATGGTAAACGTGTCGCCTGCGGTGTAGGCGTTTGCGGTGATTGTTCCGGAGAATAGGAAGTTCCCCGTCGTCAATGAATCCCATGCGGTGAAGTGAGTTGCGTCCTGTGAACCGGCGATGTTTGTCCAGGTGATTGCCGCGTCTGATGCCATCGAGCCTGCTGATGCCGCGGCGAATGATGCTGCTTTGCGTGTGGTTTCGGTGGCCGCGTTGGATGTGCCGTTGGCTCCCGGGTCACCGATGTGTAGTTTTACGTAGACGGTGCTGGCCGAGTAGGCGGTGGCGTTGCCGACGGCATCAAGCCATGCGTTCGCCAGGTAGGAAGAAACGCCGGTTGCCATTAGTCCTCAGTCCTTTCGATTATCTCACTGATTCGACCATCTTCGCCACGCACCACGCTACGGATGACCGTGCGCTGCTCTGGCACGTTGACGTTGACGACGGTCTCGGGCACGTTGACGACAGGTGCGTCGACGTGTACGTGCGGGGCTGGGACGTGGATGATCTGCTCAGGCATGTTGAGGTTGAGTTCTCGCTTCGAGTTCACTTCGTATGCGGCCTGCGGGTCGACAGGGTTGACGCTCGCCAACGGCTGAAGCTGCGTGGATGGCAGACCGGTGTGCTCGATGCTCGGCATGTTGAGGGCGGCGAGTACGCCAGCCGGGTCGAAGCCTGCGAGCACGAGACGTTGGGCGATGAGTGACTTGCGGTCCAGGTCGGCGAGGTTGGCTGCGGTGATGTCGATGTTGGTGAGCGGTACGCGGTATGCGTCGCCGCCGTCGATCGGGGTCATGTCCTCGAAGCGGCGCACGTCGTTGACCGACAGGTAGCCGTTGGCAAGACCTGACGCATACGAGGAGTTGCGTGCGGCGATGTCGCCACGCAGAAGTCCTGCGGTGGTGAAACGGATGAACGCACGACCGGCCAGCAGAACGCTGTACTCCGACTCGAGTTTGGACAGATACGGAACCAGCGAATGCTGCAAGAAGGCGAGTTGATTCGCTTCGACCGACGCATACGACATCGCACCCGGTGTGGTCACACCGATCATGGATGGCGGCACACGGAAGATGCGCGCAATCTCCTCCACCGCGAAGTGACGAGATTCAATGAACTGTGATTCGTTCGGGTCGACACCGGTCTTCTGGAACGTCGCCCCGCCGAACAGGATGCCTGGGCGATGCGAACGACGCAAACCTTTGTGGCCATCCTCAAACGCATCGACGAGGTTCTTGGCTTGTTCACGCGACAGGTTGCCGGGGAACTGGATGATGCCAGACGTTGACGAACCTTGACCGAAGAACCGTGCGGCGAACTCCTCGAGCGCACGCGACAGACCGAGGTTCTCTTTCACCAGGTCGATACGCGACTTGCCGCGCAACTCGCCCGGCAACACCAAGTCCTTGATGTGGATCATGTCCACATCCTCGATGCGGTCACGTTCGTTGTGGACGTAGAACAGGCGGCCGTAGTTGTCGCGGCGCACCTCGGTGTACTGCGGGTTCAACACCGACAAGGCGAGCACTTCGCCCTCTTCGTCGCGGATGATGCGAGTGAATGAGTTGCCGTTCAACAGCAGTGAAACAATCACCTGCTGGAAATGGTCGTCCTTGGTGACACCCAAATCTGGTGCATCAAGCCATGCGGGTCGCGGCCGATACTGAAGACGCACACCCTCCTGGCGGATGTAGGAATCCACCGGCAGGCTCGCGATCGTGTCGGCAATCAGACGCACGCACGCATACACCGTGCCAATCTTCAACGAATCCTCTTGCGTTACATAAACACCAGAGTTCGTCGTGAACGTGTAACCGTCACCCAACGCGAACAGAGACTGGAACGAAATCGCCCGCTCTTCATCCGGGCGACGCGACGGAACCAGACGGTCAATAATCACTTCTTGTCGTCCTTGCCGACGCTACGAGCCAACGCGAACGCAGACGCCAAACATGCGACACCGAACACCATCGCCCCGAGCGCGGGCGACACCAAGAATCCTGCCGCGACCAGCGCAACGATTCCGACAAGTTCCAACACGAACACGACCATCCTGACCTCCTAGGTTAGACGAACAAGGCTAGTCACACCACGAAGAAGCCAGGCGTCGGTGCCTCCGGCGGAGTCGTCGTCGCCCGATCCGTAGCCATCGCCAACGCAATCACCGCGTCAATCTTGCGTTTCGATTTGCCCTTGCTCAACGTCCAACCGTTGTCCTTCACACGTTGAGCAGCAGACAACACGTGGTCACTGAACAGAGGATTCCCGTCATGCACGAGTTTCTGATTCACAATCAACTCATAGAGGTTCCCGCACGCAGGCACCATACGTTGCGGCGACTGCGGAAACTCAATCATCGGAAACCCGTCCTCCGCCAACACCTCAGCAGTACGCATGAAGAACGCCGGGTCGAACGCAATCTCCTGAATGTCGTAGAGCTGCGCAATCTCACGCAGATACGACTCCACCGACGACACATCCAGCACGCCACCTTCGGGCAACCAAATCTTCGCCCGCGCCACCAACTTCCCTTCGACACGCTGCACCAGCACGACCGCAGTCGTATCACGCTTCAACGCCATGTCCACACCAACCCACGTGGCCGCACCCGGCTTCAACTCCACCGAAGCATCACGACACAACTCCCAGGCACCCTGCGGCAACCACGAATCCTCAGCGGTACGAACCCACTGATTGAACCGATACCGGCGCACCGACACCTCGCTCGTCTGACGCACCGCAATCTCCATGTCCTCCATGTCGAGCAGACCTTCGGCAAGATTCGGATTCGCCTGCAACCAAGCGTCACGATCATTCAGGTCGCAACCCTCCGGTG